TATATGAAGCACCGTCAGATTCATATGATGCTGACAGGTACTTACAAAGAAGAGTATGAGGATGGTCATCACGGTTGGCACGTAGAGCGTGGAGCTCCACCAAAACCAATTGGTGGTCGTATCTTGACAATAAAAAATGTGAGGACACTTAAAGATGGTTCAGACAGAACTGAAAAGGTAATTGACTCAAGCAAAATAGTAATCTAATAAATTGTATCTTTGTAAAAATTAAATGAAATGAAAGTAGAAAAATTTTTGACACAAGAAGAGTTGGAGAAGACTCAGGCAATGCACAGTGACTTCAACAAATTAAAAATGCAGCTTGGCGATGTTGAGCTACAAAAGCAAGGAATCTTAAAGCAGGTTGATATGCTTAAGAGTTTTTTTGCAGAACATGAAAAAGAACTAATGACCAAGTACGGTGAGGATGCTGTAATTAACATGCAAACCGGAGAGGTCACAAAAAAATAAGACATGGGAAAGATTAGTGGATATGCAGTTGATTCAACTCCTAACTTAGGAGATAAAGTTATTGGTACTGATGTGGACAATTTAGATGCCACAAAAAACTTTACCATTGGACAGATTTTATCTCTTGGAGGCACATCAGGTTTACTTGTTCCTTACACAGGTGCAACAGGAAGCGTTGACTTAGGTGTTCACACAATTAGAGCTAATTCTTTTGTAAAGCAGGGCGGCACATCTTCTCAGTTTTTGAAAGCTGACGGTTCGGTTGATACAAATACCTATCTTACTGCTAGTAGTATTCAATTAACTCAAGTATTGAATGGTTTTTCTGCAGCTTCACAAGCTCCATCAGCACTCAATACGCCGTTAATTATATCGTTTGGCCCTGCTCAGACAAATGCAGTAATCTCATTAGATTCGGGAGGTAAGGCTACATTCTTAGAAGCAGGCTCTTACTTCATTAATGCATATGGTAATGTTGAGCGTCAAGGTTCATCAGGAGGAGTATCTGTGCTTTTGTTCCGTGCACTTTTGAATGGAACTCAGATATCAACTGTTAAAGGTTTTCACTTAGATACACCCGGTTTACCTACACCGTATGAAGTAACTATCCCATTTGAGGCAAACGCAGGTGACGTTCTTTGGTTTGAGATTATGCGTGACTCTTCAGGAACTAATGCAGGTGGTGTTTACCCACACATAAACTTGGGGGGATGGTCTAATGTACCATCTACTCAAATGCAAATTTGGAAATTAAATTAAATGTATATTAGGAAGATATCGGTTGGGCCCGACTACAAAGGTGGTGCTATGCACTATATCGTAGGTCAAAAGGTCTTGAATGATACTCAAGAGATTCATCTCATTAAGTATGATGATGAAAAGATGTCAATTAAGATTTATATTGAAAACGATAAGGGTGAAGTTGTCCTTTGGAAAGAGTTTAACAACACCGTTCCTGTCGCAATCGAATATAATGTAAATATCTAATGCAATCTCCATTTTACTTTATAGTAAAGCCAAGGGAGGGAAAAAGATACAACAACACAAAAGAAATAGGGGGAATTGATTTAATCATTAATACTTCTGAAGAAGACTTTAGGTTCTCAAATAGAGAGGCTGATGTTGTTGAGCTACCTATTGGCTATGAAGGACCAATCAAAGTTGGTCACAAACTTCTCGTTCACCATAACGTATTCAAGTTCTATAATGATATGAAAGGGCGCCGTAAGAGTGGCAAGAGCTTTTTCAAGGAAGACTTATTCTTTATTGACGATGAGCAGTTCTTTATGTTTCACAATGGGACAGATTGGCAGGCTCACGACAGGTATTGCTTTGTAAAGCCAATAAAGCCTGAGGAATCATTTATCTACAAGCCAATTGAAGAGGAGCCACTTATGGGCATCATGGTGTATCCAAATGAGTACTTAATGTCGAAGGGTGTCAAGCCCGGAGATAAGGTATGCTTCAAGCCCGACAGTGAGTATGAGTTCATTGTAGATGAAGAAAAGTTGTACAGAATGTACGACCATCAAATAACAATCAAATTATGAGCCCTAGAGAACTAAGACTTAAGATTATTGATGCCGGATACAAGGCGGTTGAGCAATTGATTAAGGTTGCTAAAGAGGACATCATCAAAGTTGATGCTGAAGATGATTTGGCTGCAGACAAACTAAAGAATGCTGCGGCATCAAAGAGATTAGCTATATTTGACGCATTCGACATCCTTAACAAGATAGAAGCAGAAAAAACAAACCTACAAGAAGCTACACATGACTCAGCAAAAGTTGACAGCAAACAAGGTTGGGCTGAGCGAAGAGCTAAATAGCCTTTGCAAAGTTATAGCTAACCATATACCTAGTAAGGTACTATCTACAAAGAATAGGAACCATAGTTGGGTATATGGGTATGACCCTGAGCATGACATGGTAATTATATCAAAGACAGGTCAGATTGGTGATGTTGTAGAGATATCAGGACTTAAGATAGCGCTACCACTAGCCCCAAAAGAGTGTCTTCAAAGACACACTAAAGCATCAGAACAGTATTGGGAAAGGCAAGACCTTCCGTCTCAACTAGGTCGCATTCAGTCTATATTCCAATGGCATGAGATGCCGAAGGAATTTAAGGCTAGATATGTTGATTACATTGAGGAAGAGTTTGACCGCAGAGAGAACGGCTTTTGGTTTATGAATGATGGTAAGCCAACCTATATAACAGGGTCGCACTATATGTATCTTCAGTGGTCTAAGATTGATATTGGGTACCCTGACTTCCGTGAGGCAAATAGGATTCTGTATATATTTTGGGAGGCATGCCGGGCAGATAGCCGCTCATTTGGAATGGTATACCTTAAGATTCGTCGTTCAGGATTCTCATTTATGTCATCGTCTGAATGTGTAAACATTGGAACTCTTGCTAAAGATGCAAGGGTTGGTATCCTGTCAAAGACAGGTGCCGATGCTAAAAAGATGTTTACCGATAAGGTTGTTCCTATCAACAGTAACCTTCCTTTCTTTTTTAAGCCTGTAATGGACGGTATGGATAAGCCAAAGACTGAGCTTGCGTACCGAGTACCTGCGGCAAAGATTACCAAGAAGAATATGCATGATGTTGACGGAGAAGATGTTGAAGGTCTTGATACAACAATAGATTGGAAGAACACAGAAGACAACTCATACGATGGTGAGAAGCTGCTTATGTTGGCTCATGATGAGAGCGGTAAGTGGATAAAGCCTAACAACATCTTGAACAATTGGCGTGTAACAAAGACGTGTTTGCGTTTGGGTAGCAAGATTATTGGTAAGTGTATGATGGGCTCTACATCAAATGCATTAGCTAAGGGTGGTCAAAACTTCAAGGACTTATATGAGGATTCAAGAGTTAGCACACGTAATGCCAATGGTCAGACAAAGTCAGGGCTATATTCTTTGTTCATTCCCATGGAGTGGAACATGGAAGGATTTATTGATATCTATGGAATGCCTGTACTACGCAAGCCTTCTCAGCCTGTAAGAGGTATTGATGGCAATTGGATAATGAACGGAGCAATTGACTATTGGGAGGCTGAGGTTGAGTCACTAAAGAATGACCCTGATGCGCTCAATGAGTATTATCGTCAGTTCCCTCGCTCAGAGTCACACGCATTCCGTGATGAGTCAAAGGCAGCACTATTTAATCTTACTAAGATATATCAGCAGATTGACTACAATGACACTTTAATCAAAGAGCATCACTTAACTAGAGGTAGCTTTAGTTGGAAGGATGGTATTAAAGATACTCAGGTTATATTTACTCCTGACACTAGAGGTAGATTTCTAGTTAGTTGGACCCCGGGGAAAGCACTTCAGAATCAAGTATACGATAAGAATGGTATTAGATACCCGGGCAATGAGCACATCGGTGCATTTGGTTGTGACTCCTATGACATCTCAGGTGTTGTTGTAGGACGTGGGTCTAATGGTGCACTCCATGGACTTACAAAGTTCCATATGGATGAGGCTCCTATTAATCAGTTCTTTCTAGAGTATATTGCTAGACCTCAAACTGCAGAGATATTCTTTGAAGAGGTACTTATGGCCTGTGTGTTTTATGGGATGCCGATTCTAATTGAGAACAACAAACCACGTTTGCTATATCACTTCAAGAACAGGGGGTACCGTGGATTCTGTATCAATAGGCCTGACAAGACATACAATAAACTATCAAAGACAGAGCGTGAACTAGGTGGTATACCTAACTCATCTGAGGATGTGAAGCAAGCGCACGCTGCTGCAGTTGAATCTTACATAGAGAAGCATGTAGGGATGATAAGCGAGGATGAGATGGGATATATGCCATTCACTAGAACGCTTGAAGATTGGGCTAAATTTGATGTGAGTGACAGAACGATGTATGATGCTACAATTAGCTCAGGATTGGCTATTATGGCCTGTCAGAAGCACTTATATCAACCCGAGAGAAAAGAGTCAAAAATAAGCATTAAATTTGCTACATATAATAATAAAGGGAATATTAGCTCCTTGAATACATGAAAGAAGTAATCGTAAACATATCATCTACATCATTTCCGAGTCAATTCGCAACTGATGCAGAGAAAGCAACCCTCGAGTTTGGTCTCCAAGTTGGACAGGCCATCCAATACGAGTGGTTTAGAAAAGATGGTAACCAATGTAGATACTACAGTCAATGGAGAGATTTCCATAGATTGAGATTATACGCAAGGGGTGAACAGCCTATTCAGAAGTATAAAGAAGAGCTTGCTATTGATGGCGACCTTTCTTATATTAACTTGGATTGGACTCCCGTTCCTATTATACCTAAATTTGTTGATATCGTTGTTAACGGTATGTCTGACCGTCTGTTTAAGGTTAAGGCATATTCTCAGGATGCTATGTCTCAGGCAAAGCGTAGCAAGTATCAAGATATGATTGAAGGTCAGATGGTTGCTAAAGACCTGTTGACTAATATCCAAGAGAACACAGGTGTCGACCCATTTGTCATGAATCCTGATGAACTTCCTGCAACAGACGAAGAGCTATCACTCTATATGCAGCTTAACTATAAGCCTGCTATCGAGATTGCTGAAGAAGAGGCTATCAATACCATCCTTGAAGAGAATCACTATGACTATGTTAGAAAGCAGTGTGAGTATGACCTAATGACATTAGGTATTGCTGTTGAGAAGCACGAGTTCCTTCCGGCTGCCGGTGTTCAGATATCTTATGTGGACCCTGCTAACATTGTGTATAGCTATACTGAAGACCCATACTTTAGAGACTGTTTCTATTGGGGTGAGATTAAAACACTTCCAATTATAGAGCTTTACAAAATTGACCAATCTCTCACTCGTGAAGACCTTGAGAAGATTTCAAAATATAGCCAAAGTTGGTATGACTACTATAATGTAGCTCAGTTTTATGAGAATAATATTTTTTACCGTGATACGTGTACTCTTCTTTACTTTAACTATAAGACTACTAAAAAAATTGTATACAAAAGGAAAGTCCTTGACAATGGTAGTGTTAGAATGATTGAAAAAGAC